GAAAAAAGCGCTAGCATTGATATAATATGTGCTTTGTCCACTAGAAGGGTCATTTGTGGTATGCCACTTTAGTTGGTGATTCGGCTGTATCATATAAGAAGCAGCTGCTTCTGTGCCAGGCATATCATGAGCGGGCTGATAACGAGTACCAGGATACACAATTGCCCCGGAATTTTGATAGTTTCTTTTTGAAACTCCAGTATTATCTGTGTTTACCAGTACGGCCGCACTAAGAATAGTATCTGTAGTAGTAGCAGATCTAATAGGCGCAGTTTCGACCACACATGTAGTAGCGTTTGTTATAGATGAGATCTTTGTGACATGATCTATTTCTATAGAGGTACCAGAAGCGGCTTGCTTAGGTAGAGGAGGATAAATGTAAGCACCATTATTAGTACCACTTCCCTCACTAGTGACTTGGGTAATGACAGCTATGTGATCTTGATTATCTGCGCCAGCACCTGTTATTCTTACTAAGTAAATAACTGAGTCATATATTGAAACCAGAGCACCTGGAGAGCCCACCTTAGCTGCCATAGCAGGAGAAAAGACATTATTACCTGCTATAATTAAAGCGTCATTTTCTTTTGCGATAGCTGATAAAGTTCCGTTATTGCCGGCTCCTTTAATTTGTAAATATCGTGCGTTTTCTGTAATATCACTTGTAGAAATGTTTGTAAAAATACCTGTTCCTTGCGGATCAACTAAATTAGATATAGTAGTATTTGAAGCAGTTGTAGTACAGCTACCTTGAATTGGAAGCAGCTTTTTAGATTCAGCCCCACCATCTACGATAGAGGTTCCATTAAAATAAACTCCAGACAAGCCACCAACTACGCCTTCGATTTCTCCTGCACATAGTAGGTCATATACTATAGCTCTCTGCTTTTCATACTGGCCACCTCTTGAGGCATTACCTAAGTTCTCTGCAGCAGCATTTGCTAAATTTTCTGTTATTTGGTCAAACATATATATCTCCGTTTATTTAAGTTTAAAGTAAGGGCCATCGCTTCCTGCGTTTACAGATCCTGCACCGATTCCACTTCCACTACCCGTGGATCCCATTCCTCTAAACGACACACCTACAGGTGCTCCTCCAATTCTTAATTCGCCATAACATACGGGTATCGGCATACCTTGCTGTACTGTATTTACGGGGCCGTTAAATAAATATCCCTCATTTTGTTTCTTATCTGTCTCAGGGCCAGGAGCTAGAAGCTGACTAATACCTCCCATAGCTAAATTTATGGCTAGCATAGCTCCCATCGTTGTGGCAAATCCAGCAGCCCCAGTAACACCACCAGTAAAAGCAGCTCCTAGATTTGCAAAGAAGCCACCTGCTCCACCAGTTAAACCAATAACTACAACTATAGCGATTGCTGCAAGAATCTTTGCACCTGCTGATTTGGCTCCTGCAGGTACTTCGGTAATAATTATATCTTCATCGTTTAGGCTCAGAAAAAGTTCTTCTTCGTTCTCTAAAAACTCTTGTCCTCGTCGAATCTCATAACCTACTCCAGCGTTGGCTGCTCCTATTAAATGCTGACGAAATCCAGGTGTTTGACATTCAATTAACTTAAAAATGTCACGAATATTATTGCAATTCGTTTCCCAGTTTTCTCCAAACTTTGATATATTACCTATTAGTTTAACTTTTTGCATAACGTATAAATCTCGTTTTATGTTTAATCCACATGGGATGTAAGCTTTCTCTGCAGGACAATCTGTTTACTGCATGGTGTAAAAAAATATCTTCTCCGAGATAAATTCCACAATGGTTCTCTACATTGCAAAATACTTTGAATAAAATTCCATCTCCAATTTCAGGTTCCTCAACTTCTTCAAACCCAAAATTCTCAAGTAAGTCTCCAAAGTAATCTAAACCCTGGTCCCACCAGTCGTCTTCAAATTGTATTGTTGGTAAATTTATATTAAATTCTTGAAAATAATAATCTCGTACCAAACTATAACAATCCGAAGTTCCAAAATTATAATCTCTTCCAAGAAGTTCATTACTTAATTTTTTAGGAATATACTCATGCTTTTCAAAGTCAGGTAGTGAGTATATAATATAAGGTATTCCTAAAAAATCACTTGCTTTTTTATCCGCCTCGCTTGGCTCACAAGAAAAATCAGGGTGACTATGAACTATTGCGTATATATCTCCTGACAGACTTGCTCTTATATAATCTGATGCATCTATATGAAATTCTTCTTCCGGACTATCAGAGGTATTCTTGCAGGAAATCCATTCTATTTTTCCTTTTTTATTTACTAATAAACCACACCCTTCTTCTGGGTATGCTTCCATTAGGTCTAAGTAAATCTTATCTTCTCTGTACGACACCGGGAAATCCTCCGTAGGGTAAAGAAATTTGAGAAGCCCGCTTACTTAAGTAGCCTCCACTTCCGTCAGGACGAGCTTGGAATCTCATTGCACAAGAAGTTAAGGTCTTGCCACAGACATCGCCTCTAGTCCAGTGTAGACCTTCTTCTACTGTGTAATGACTTCCTCCGGTCTGGGTTGTTCTATTAACTTTCCATAAAAATCCATCTTTTACTACATAAGCATTGTATCTTTTGTCTTGATACCCTAAATATGTTGCCGAAGTAGAATAAGCAGAATAAACCCATACTCTTCTCCAAGAAGCGGTATCGGCATCTGTGGGAGAGTTAGAAGTATTATTTATACATCTCCAGTAATTAGTACCAGTAGTAGAGCTAAGTATGCCTTCTGCTGTTATCTGCATTAAGTTTGCCTGAGAAGTTGAGTAATAAGTACCGGCACTAAATGAGCTTAAACTGTTTCCATTAGTAAAAGTTATGCCAGTTACAATATACTCATCTTCAGGACTCATATAAAGAGTCAACTCTACTCCTCCAATAGTAATTTTACTATCGGCTCTCCAGTTACAGCCTCCTACCTTTTCTCTCTCTGGTTGATCTACATAAGCAGTTCCATTGTGTTTCTTAGAACCTCCTCCAGTATACTTCCATGGACAACTTCCGCCTACAACTATACGTCTTGGTAGTTGTATACCGGCTAAGTCAAAAGGAGCAGCTAGTTCAAACTCTACTTTAGTGGCATCCTTTGATGCAATTCTATCTATCACATACACGGATCGGGGAAACTCTACAGGAGGGTTTCCGTTGCCTGAGTCCCCAGATTCTCCTACTAAGTATTTTTTAAGTGTTGTTCTACGAGTAAGTCTTTTTCCTATAAGATCTTCATACCCTAGACCTCCTATTGACTGAGAAAAAGTATTGTGTAGATTTGCTACTGTGAACTTAGGGCGGTTCATTGCACCATCAGAACTAATTTCAAAGTCCTCTGCATGCGCTGGCAAAGCAATATAACTTCTTACTGTTCCTGTAGCATCTCTAAACTCTATTGTAGTTAAGTCACTATCTAATCCATCTGGAAAAAAGTACGCAAAATTGCCATCAGCATACTCTAAATCGTATAGAGTTATTATTGCTGAGGATATTCCCTGGCTTTGTACGTCTTCTACTATGGCTGTCATGATTCATATACTCTTCTGAATGTTGCTGATAAATTATTGTGCCCGCTGTTATTATAGCTTTGACTAAACGTGTCGCATACTACTTTGATAGTTTTTTCATTATCGATACTACTGTCTAATACGCCGGTGACCTCTTCTGTAGTAGCAAAATCTGGTACGGTAAAGTTAAAGGAACTCACCCCATTTAAGCTGTTCAAAAATCCTGCGATATTATCAATATCCTGTTTCGGACGATTTTTGAAAGAAACATTATAAGTTTCTTCTGTATTATTTATGCCTTTTGTGCTTCTCTGCTCATATCCATCACCAAACTTTATACTACGAGTTTTTTGCTTAGCGCTACGAGTCATTCCTCTATCAGGAAGTATGTTTAAACTACCATAGGCAGATGTTGTACTAAACCCTATTGCCATTATGCTGCTCCATAAGGACTAAGCATGCCGCCCGGTCTCTTTTGCTTTTGAAGTTCTTCTTGTACTACAGAAGCGAGCAACTTACCTATATTCGCTCCTTGTTGTCCATCACTATTGCTGCTTTGTTCTGCGCTTCCGTCACCAGACATATTTACATTAATAGATACATTATTTGTACCGCCGCCGCCGTTTTTCATCTCAACAGGAATCTTACCGCCACTCGGAAGAGGTACTACAGCTTCTGTTCCATGAAGAATTGCAGGGTAACCTGCGTTTCTACCCCGTGCGATACCGCCTGTAGAATAGCCCTTCATAATACCGCCGTGTCGAGCTATGAGACTTGTATCCATTCCTGAACTATAATCTGTCATTCCTGCGGCTGCATCACCACCGCCACCTCCCATTCCAGGTATCATACTAGAAAGCATTCTAAACACGAGCATTTGTGTAATCATTTTTGCTATCATACCTAATACGCTCATTGCCATATTTTTAAAAGCATCTTTCATAGTCATAGTACCAGTAATTATTCCCTCTATACCAGCGGACAGACTATCTACAAAAGCATTTTGTACTCCAGCTACACCCTTTGTTACGATTTTTACTTGTTCTTGCGCCTGTATTGTTTGATACATTGACTCTCTTTGCGCATCACTAAAACTTGCGCCTTTGTCTTCGTACTCATTCATTTGTCTACGAAATTCTGCTAATACCGGATTAATTGTTAACTCTTCTCTTTTCTTTTGAAGACTTCGTAGCTCTGCTTCTTCGGTACGTAAAGCTATACCTTCCATCTCAAGATTGAGTTGCTTTTTTACACCTAACATAGCAATCTCATTTTCTAAATTATTAATGTTTCTTAGAGCAGCTAATTGTTTCGCCTCATCTCCGTTCTTGACAGCATCTATAAACGAGAGAATGGCATGGCTGTGTGCAAGTTCTTTAGATCTTACTTGCTCATCAAAACTTTCCATTTCATGAGCCCGCTTCAGTGCTCCCATATCAGCTGAACTAAGACCCGCTCCTCCGACTCCCTGTACTAACGCGAGACGTTTACGCCCACTTTCTGCTTGCTGGTTTTCCAGAGACATCATGGTCATAGCTTCTGATATCTGTCGTTGCTGTATATCTAGCTGTCTTTCTTTTTCTGTAGTGATTGCTTGCTGAGATGTTTCTAAAGCTTGTGCTATTGTTACTTCCTGACCAGCTAGTTCTACTGCTTTCTCTGCGTTTTTATATTGCTTGGAGGTCTTATCGACATTCTGTGCGTCTAATAAGCTTTTAGCTGTGGTAGCACTTACTTGTTTTTGTAATGCCTTGCTAACAGCATTCGCCGCTGTTAAATTTGATGCCTGTAGTCTGGCTTTTTTAGCTTCAAAACTCTGACTTACTTTATCTATTTTTGCAATTTTTTCTTTATTATCTAAGATAGAGTCTTCTGTTGCTAGTTGCTTTTCTACAGAAACAGCTACTATACCTCTAAGTTTTCCCGCTAGTTTAACGGCTTCGTTTGCTCTATCTTGAGAACCTTCTAGCGTCTTTCTAGCGGCTTGCGCGGCTGCAAGATCTTCTTTATCACTAGCGGTTACAAGAGGAGCTGTCGTTGTTACTGTTCTATAATTCATATTGCGGGGATTGCGACTGGTTTTAACTTGTTTTGTTGTTGTCTGAGTGCCGGTGCCCTTTGAGTATTTTTCTATGTCTGCATCAAGAGCTGCCATTTGATCCTTTATAACTTGACTCTCAGGAATTCCGGCTGCTACTTGTACTTTTAATTCATAGTCTTTATTTAAAGCATCTTGTAAAGACTGCAGAGGTGCTTGTGGTATACTATTAAATAAAGCATTTAGTTCGTTGGTAACATTTTTACTAGATTGGGCCAACTGTTCCGCGGCAGCGCCTGTTTGAATCATAGCATTTGCACGATTAAGCATTGCTTTTTTTGCTTTATCACTAGCTACTGTAAGTTTTCCTTCACTATCAAGCAGTGCTTTAAAAGCAGGATCTGCTACTATTAATGAGTCTACGGTTGTTTTAATACTTGCACTTAGCTCATCAAACCCTTTAGTACCTTTTAATCCGTCAAGTTTTTCTATATCTTGTAAAACACCAAAAACGTTTGCTTGTTCTATAGCGTTTCCT